CGCACTGTCCTGATCCAGCTCGACGCAATGATGCCCGACCCGGCGCTCCGGCCCGTCTCGGAGTTCGCCCTCGGTGACCTGGAGGAGTGGTTGGCCAAGCCCGGCAATCGGGCCACTCTCCTACATCACCTCCTGGTCCTGGTACGCGGCTGGATTGTCGCTGGTGCCCGCCGAGTGGAGATGCCCATGCGGACCTTCACCCCATGGGCCTCGGCCGCGGCTGGGTTGCTGGAGTGGCTAGACGAGCCAGGGTTCCTGTCCAACCGAACGACCCTGGCTGAGGTCGATGAGGAAGAGGCGCAGTACGGGGCGTTCTTCACCCGCTGGCATGAGATCTTTGGCGACGCCAAGCTCGGCGCTGGCCAACTCCGCGAGTCTGCGCTACCCAACACCAGCGAGTTCTATGACCCCGACCGGAAGGACTGGAAGGGGACCTTCCTGGTTCGGAAGAAGGACGGCGCAGTCCCCTCGGCGGTCGGCCTGGGCAAGATGCTGTTCTCCGAGCGCGGCCGGTTCCGCGGCGCCTACCGGCTCAACGCCCACTTCGACACCCACTCCAAAACGTGGACGTACTCGGTTACGCCCCCACCGGTCGACGGGGAGTCGAAGTGACCGCGGTGCGGGGGTTGCGGGGGTTGCGGGGGGTAGGAGTTCCATCCTCCGCACTATCCCCCGCAGGTCACACGCTTGCTGCGGGGGATGGGTTTGATCTTGTCTCCTACCCCCCGCAACTCTTCACTTGCAAAGCCCCAGGTCAAGGACACAAATACATAGACCATGCGGGGGATGCGGGTGATAGAACGCTGTTTTCAGCCATGCGCGACACGCGCAAAGAAAAAACACACACCCCTCGTGCCCGGTTACGCCCCATTTCGCCCCACACGGCGCGCGTGTATTTTCGCGCTCGCATGCCTAGAGGGCTGAATTCGCCTCCTCATCACCCGCATCCCCCGCAACGTCGATGGTTTCCCCATCCTGACCTGCGCATGAGCGAATGGATCTTTGCGGGGGATAGCGCGAATGCCGATTTCCATCCCCCGCAGGAGGTGTCATGACACCCGAGTGGCCGAGCCAGCGACGCGAGCCCTCGCGCTACACCGACACCGAATGGGCCGAGCGGCTCCGGGCCGCCACCGAAGCCAGCCTCGCCCACCGGCAAGCCCGCCGCGACCAACGACGCCAGTTCGCCGAACGACGCGCCCACGGGCTCGACGCACGCCACGCCACCAAGCTCTCTAGGAAGGACACCACCATGCCCAACGACACCACCCAGATCACCGACGAAGCCATCCGCGCCGCCGTCGCCGTGTACCTCGACCACCACGGCGCCGCCAACATCGTCCCCGAATTCACCTACGCCCAAATCCGCGGCCTCACCCGAGCCATGATCGACGCAGCCCTACCGCACATCAGCACCACCACCGTCTCCGCCAGCCGCCACCCCAGCCGCCAGGACCGGATCCTCGCCACCAAGGCCAAGCACCTCGATGCCGGACGGCAAATCGCCGACGCCCACCAGCTCGGCCAGCAGATCCACGACACCATCCACGACCGCCTCGGCACCGTCGACCAGGTCCTCGGCAACCGTGAGGAAGACCAGTGACCACCGCCGAGCAGAAAGCCGCCGTACTCGACCGGCTGTCGCGCTCCGGCGGAGACAAGGCCCGACGCCCACCCACACCACCGCCAGCACCCGCCAGCGAGCCCAGCGACCCGATCCTCGCCACCCTCGCCGAAATCCTCCGCACCTTCACCGTCAAAGGCCACCCCGGCGAACCCTGCCTCCGCAGCCGCTGGATCCCCACCGCCACCATCACCCGCTGGCAAGCCGTCCTCACCGCCGCCCAAGCCCGACGGAGCAAACCATGATCAAAGGAGTCAGCCACATACCCGACCCCGACGCACCTGGCACCCGCCGCGCCAAACCCGGCCAGACACGCCTCATCTGCTGCCGCTACCTACGCCGCGGCACCGCCGGCCAATGCACCGCCGAAAGCCTCTTCGACGAAAACTCAGACATCCAGCTGTGCGCCCGACACGTCGGCCTCGTCCTGGAACTCATCACCAGCCACGCCGGCCGGAGGCCACGGTGACCACCGACCGGCAGATGGCCCACATCACCGAACTCGCCGAACAGCTCGCCGACCCCACCCAGCACACCGAACCCATCACCGAATGGACCCGAAGCCGCAACAAGCGGACACGCCGCGCCTGGACCACCACCCAGCCCGGCCTACTCCAGCAGCTCGCCGAACAGATCACCGCCCGAGGCATGGACGACGGCGACAGCACCGGACGCCCCATACCCGGCTCCAGGCCGCCCCTCAACCTCTCAGCCCTGGCCGTCCACGTCGAGGTATCCATCGCCTCGTCACGGTGGCTGTGGAGCCTCAGGGCCGAACTCCGCGACACACCCGAAGCCAACGTGCGCGCCCTCGTCGGACTCGCCCCCGGCCTCGACGACGACGTTGCCGCCCTCCTACTCGACGAGATGACGACCTGGGTCCGCTGGGCCAGCGTCCTCACCGGCTGGCGCTCCAAGCCCTACCGGCCACGCTGCCCCTGCCCCGTCGCCGGCTGCGGCAAGATCAACACATTGGTGATCAACCTGCACCGCCAAGCCGGCATGTGCACCAACTGCCGCACCGTCTGGCAAGCCGACGACGGCGGCCTACTGCTCCTCGGCGGCTACGTCCGCTCGATCACCGACCCCGGAGCCGCCGCGTGAACAACCACCGGTGCTACATCTGCGGCGCCAAGCCCCAGCTGATCGACGTCACCCAACTCGGCGACCCCGAACCCCAGTACATGCCCGGCCACTGGCCACCCGGCGACCACACCCACGCACTCAACCCACCAGCCCCACCCACACCCAGCGACCTGCAAGCCCAAGGCGACGCGGCACTAGCCCAGGTGAGGGCACAGTGGTCACAATGAGCGCCATGCCGAGTGACCCGCGCACCTACCACGGGCCAGCAGTTGTCGAGACCGACGACGGCGACCAGATCCCCGTCAAGGCCGAACTCCAGATCGAAGTCGCTGACATCGGCGAGCGCTACTCGTGGCATGGCGTCATCACCGGCGAGACAGACCATCCCCGAACGCTCCTCAAGGCGTGTGGTCTTTCGCTGGCCACACTCCACATGCCAGACGGCCAGACCGCCTCGATCTTCACGCGACTGGTTGAGTTCAAGGAGCCGATCGAGCTGGGGATCGTCGGCATCGGTCCGGCCCCGTTCGGCGACGTCGGGCGGACGCCATGAGCAACCTGATCCGCGCCGAGGACTTCGCCATCACCTGGGCAGCCAACGGAGTCATGTACCTCACCTGCCCCGGCAAAACCTGCGGCCTACTCGACGGCATGATCGAAGTCGAAGCCGGCGATACCATCGAACGGCTTACCGAGAAAGCCTGGACGCACGTCGACCAGATGCACAGCAAAGGCCAGCCATGAGCACGCTACCGCCAAGAATGGGCACCACGACGAGCAACCAACCCCGCTGCATGGTGACGGTCACTTGGCCTAGACCTTGGTGGCGGCGACTCCTCCACCTGCCCGCCAAGACCAAAACCACCGGGCCGTACACCGTCGAGCCGTGGCCGTGGCAGTGAACCCCTGGATATGCCCCAACGACCCACCATGCCCACACATGGGCGCCGTGCACGACGTCTACGACCTCGAAGACACCACACCGCGATGCTGCATCGAAGGCTGCGACTGCGGACGGCCAGCAACAGGGGGTCGACAACGCCCGATAGAGCAGCCTGGCGCCACAATGTGGCCGAACGGCTGAGCGTGGCGAACTTGACTAGATGTCCGATTACAACGATCATGCGACTAACCTCGCGTGACCTCTAGCCCCGGGTCGCGCCCAGCACACTCGACACCCCCACGGCCCGCCACAGCGCGGGCCGTCGTCATTCGATCAAGTCCTGAACCGGATCCACCACACGACCACAGTTCGGACAGCGGATTGACCGCTCGCCCAAGTCGCCCAGCGAACCCTCACGGTTGACCTGAGACACTCCAGCAGTCTCCGGCTCCGGCGCGTCGAACTCGTGACCACAATCCGGATGAGGACACCTCAGCCCCCTCGGCTGCGTCATGACGATCACCCCTGGATCCACGGTCCCACCACGGCGGTCAGGTACGAAGGCACATCGACGAAGCCGTTCATCCACACCGGGGAGCGGGGTGGACCACATGCCGATCTGGCGCTGCCCCACACGCCTCCGGCTGTGCTGCCACATCGGGCTGCACTTCACGGCCTGGGACTTCCGGCGCGATGGCTTCTACTGCAAGTGCGGACGGCAGTACCTGCTAGCCGAACAGATCAGGCCGTGAGCACCGTCGAATGCACGATCTGCCTACAACCGGTCTCGATGAAAGACGAACGCGGCGAGGATCGCGTATGGGACTCGGACACAGATCTTGGCGGCTGGTGTCACCGAGCCTGCTGGGACACCGAGCACGCCGAGGCCGGATCGACCGAGGCCGCCATACGCGACATCTTCGTCCGCACGCCCGGCGGAAGGGGCAGGCAAACCCTTGCCGCCCGAAGAGTGGATCGAGAGGGCAGCCTCAGAGTCCGGCGCAATCCCACTGACCCCATGTGAGCGCGGCATCCCATGCCGATCCTCCGCCGGTGCGCAGGCTGCCGGGCACTCACCAGCAACCCCCGCTGCCCGACATGCACCACCCGGTACGAGGCCGACCGCACCCGCCGCAAACGCCAACGCCGGCCCTACACCTGGGCCGAACAAGTCAGGCGCAAAGCCACCGTCGACCAGTGGGTGGCCAGGCACGGACCGGTCTGCCCAGGCTGGCGACGGGCACCACACCAAGTGCCAGCCGACACCCTCACCGCCGAACACCCACACCCCGTAGGTGCAGGTGGAGACGAGGCCCAGCCGCTCACCGTCCTATGTAGGGTGTGCAACTCGGCCAAGAGCAACCGCGTTTCATGACCCGAACCGGACCCAACCCCCGACCCCCGGGGGGTCAATGTCCGTTTTGGGGGGATTCACCTAGACCCTGCTTTCCGCCCTCCGTACGCCGTCTCAACTCCCAACTTTCCCGGTCGACTACGGAGAGTGATTGCGGTGGCGAGTCCGAAACCTGAGCCGTTCGCGCTGAAGCTGTTGAAGGGTCGCGGCCCGGGTCGTGATTCGGGTGGCCGCCCGGTTGCCTCGGTGCCGAGCTACGAGCGCAGTGCCCCGTCTGCTCCTGGCTGGCTGCCCGTTGAGGCGCGCGCCGAGTGGGATCGGGTGGTGCCGGAGATGGACCGCCTGGGCATCCTGAAGGCCATCGACCGGGGTTCGCTGGCCGCGTACTGCATGGCTTGGCACCGGTTTGTCGAGGCTTCGGCGATCGTGGCCGTGGAGGGCATGGTCCTGCATGACGACAAGCAGGGTCGCGCGCAGCGTCACCCGGCGCTGTTGACGGCCGAGGCCGCGTCGAAGGACATCCGGTCCTGGGCGAGCGAGTTCGGGCTGACTCCGGCGGCCGAGCACAAGCTGGCCGGAGCGAAGGACGACGATGGCGACCAGGGCAACCCGTTCGGCTCGTCGCCCCGCTCGGCTTAACCTGCCGGATGAGGCCACTCTCGCCGAGCTGAAACTGTCGCCGGAGGTCGCCTGGTTCCTGCTGTCGCGGGGGATGGCGCTGCCGGAGCCGTGGCAGGTCCCGATCTGGAAGACCCCGGAGCCGCGCGAGCTCGAAGGCGCGGCGTTCGATCCGGCCCGGGTGGACCGGGTGCTGGCCGCGTTCGGTCGGCTGCGGCACACCCAGGGCCGCTGGGCGGGTAAGCCGCTGACCCCGGCCAACTGGCAGGTGGCCTACATCCTGGCCCCGGTGTTCGGCTGGGTGCGCTGGGATGACGAAAGCTCCTCGATGGTCCGGGTGATCCGGGCCGCGCAGGTGGACGAGCCACGGAAAAACGGCAAAACGACGTTGGCCGGCGGCGTGGCCATGTACCTGACCGCGGCCGACGGGGAGCAGGGCGCCCAGGTGCTGGCGGTCGCCGCGAGCAAGGACCAGGCCGGCTACTGCTTCAACCCGGTCAAGGCCATCGCCGAGAAGAGCCCGGACCTAGCCCCGTACGTGAAGGTTTACGTCGGGAAGATCGTTCACGGGGCGTCGGGCAGCTACTTCCAGGTCGTCGCATCGGTCGCCGACCTACTCCACGGGGCGAACGTCCATGGGGCGGTGGTCGACGAGCTGCACGTCCACAAGACCCGTGACGTCGTGGACGCGGTGGAGACCGGCACTGGTGCCCGTGCACAGCCGCTGATTTTCTCGATCTCGACGGCGGATGAGGGCAAGCCGGGCACGATCTACAGCGAGAAGCGCGAGTTGTTGGAGAAACTCGCCCGCGGGGTATTCGTCGACTTCACGTTCTACGGGGTGGTGTGGGCGGCGGCGGAGTCGGAGCGGGATCTCGTTGCAGAGGGCTTGAGCCCATTCAGTGTGGAGGCTCAGCGACGGGCGAACCCGGGCTACGGAGTCAGCCCTACGGCCGCGTTCTTGAAGGCGGAGGCCGACAGGGCGGAGCAGACCCCGGCGAACCTGGCCCGGTATCTGCGGCTGCACCTCGGGATCCGAACCAAGCAGGCCACCCGATACATCAAGCTCGACGCGTGGGACGCCTCGGCGGGTGTGGTCGATGAGGCGGCGCTGGCTGGCCGTCCTTGCCATGGCGGCCTGGACATGGGTTCGGTCAGCGACCTGACCGCGTTGTGCTGGATCTTCCCGAACCGGGCGGTTGACACGTACACCGCGTTGTGGCGGTTTTGGACGCCGGCCGATTCGCTGACGGATTTGGATCGCCGGACGGCCGGGTCGGCGGAGGCGTGGGTGCGTGACGGCTGGCTGTCGACGACCCCGGGCGCGGTGTTCGACCCGTCCGCGGTCAACGACCAGTTGGATGCCGACGCGCAGACCTTCGACGTGCAGACCGTGGGCTATGACCGGTGGGGCGCCAACGACGTGACCCGCAAGGCGTCTGAGGCCGGCATGACGCTGGTCCCCATTGGACAAGGCTTCGCCGCCCTGAGCGCGCCGATGAAGGAGATGCTTCGGCTCACGTTGGTGGGCCGGTTGCATCACGGCGGGAATCCGGTCATGCGGTGGATGGTCGACAACCTGGCGGTGGCCATGGACAGGCACGCGAACGTCAAGCCGGACAAGGCCGCCGCCGCCGACAAGATCGACGGCGTCAGTGCGGCGGTGAACGCGCTGAAGGAGTGCATGGATGCGGCGGTTGTCGAAGCCGTGAACCCACCGGCTACGGCGCCGGCCAGCGCACCGGACCCGGGCCAGTTGTGGCGGCCAACAAAACGACTCGCGATCTGAAGAGAGTGGGAAAGAAATGGCTGCCCGAGCCAAGTTCAGGTGCACCAAGGTCGAGCTGATGTTCGGCAAGAGTTTCAAGTACACGTTCGCGCCGCAGTATCAGCCGGATGTGCCGGAGGACCAGAAGTTCGAGAAGGTCACGCCGCAGGGCGAGTTGTGGATGGTGGTCGACAACCCGGCGGTGTTCTTCGAGCTCGGCGCGGACTACTACCTCGACCTTGAGCCGGTCTCGGCGACCTAGATGGAGCCGACCAGGCCGGCGCTGATCTGTGAGTTGGAGCCGGATCCGATCGGCCATCCCCGCTTCGCTTGGCCCCTCTACCTGTTGCTGCCGGCCGTCATCGCGTTCGGCCTTCATCTGATCGGAGTGGTTTGAGCGATGGACATCCGTATCCGGCTGCCCCGCATCCCGGCTGGCTTGGCCGCGAACCTGCTCGGCCTGTTCGGTCTGATCGGCGTGGCCCTGGCCGTCGGCGGCCTGACCGGCAACTGGTGGTGGTCGGTTCTGACGGGCGCGGTGTTCGCGGTGGGTCTGTCGTATGTCGCGCAGACCCAGGTCGCGTCGGCCGATACAGCCGTGAACGAGCCGACGGCGGAGCTGCCCCGCGTGCCGCTTAGGGCCGCATCGGCATGAGGCCCTGGCTGGTGCCCGCCCGCCGCGCCACCGAGGCGGTCCGGGCGACAGAGGCGACCCCGGAGCAGATGGTCGCCACCGGCGCGCTCGTTGGTGGGTATGGCCGTGACCCGGTTGATGGGGACACCGGGTACAAGCCGGCCGGCCTCGCCGGGCGGAAGGTGCCGTACTGGACCGCTGAGAAGGCGCGCACGGCGTCGGTCGCCTCCTACCGGTCCAACCCCATGGCCCGCGCCATCATCGACACCTACACGTCGTTCTGTGTCGGCGACAAGGGCTTGTCGTTGCAGTGCACCAACCCGCAGGTGCGGGTCATCGCCGAGGAGTTCTGGACCGATCCCCGTAACCGGCTCGGCCAGATCCAGGACCTGATGTTGCGTGACCAGATGGTCATGGGTGAGCAGGTCCTCGAACTGATGACCGGCCCGGTCACCGGTGTGACCCGGTTCTCGCCGATCGACCCGCAGTCGCTGTCTCACGTCACGCTGCTCAACAACAATCCGATGTGGCCGGAGAAGTTGTGGATCCGCTCCAATGTCGACGGCATGCAGGCGTACGGCGGCCGGCCGCTGACAGTAGCGCAGGTCGACGACCTGACCGGGTTGCGTGACGGCGAGGCGATTTTCTGGGCGCCGTGGCGCACGCTGTTGACAGACACCCGCGGCGAGCCGTTCCTCACCCAGATCCTGGACTGGCTCGACTCGTACGACACCGTCTTGTCCAACCTGATCGACCGGACCGCGCTGGCCCGCTACATGGTGTGGGACGTCACCGTCACGGGCTCACAGACCGATGTGGACAACTTTGTGCAGAGGCGCGGTGGCCTGCACGTGCCGCCGTCCGGGTCGGTCGAGGTCCACAACGAGGGCGTCAAGTGGGAGTCGAAGACGGCGCAGACCGGCGCGTATGAGGACGCCACGGCGAACAAGAACGTGTTGACGAACATCGCCGCCGGCACTGGCCTGGCCAAGCACTGGCTGGCCGAGCCGGACCAGACGAACCGGGCGACCGGGCAGACGATGCAGGAGCCGGTACGCCGCCGGATCGGTGGGGTGCAGAAGACCTGGTTGGACCAGCAAACCGACTTCGTGCGGTTCGCGGTTGACCGGGCGGTCGCCGCCGGCCGGCTACAGCGCACCGTCACCGCCGTTGACCCGCAGACCGGCGACGAGTACGAGATCCCGGCGTCGCAGGCCGTGACGGTCACCGGGCCGGAGATCGCCGCCGCTGACGCCCAGGTCAACGCGGAGGTGCTACTGAACTTGTCCACCGGGCTGATGCAGCTGGTGGAGGGCGGCGTGCTGTCCGCCCCGGCCGCCCAGGTGGCCGCCCGCAAGGCGTGGGAGGACTTCGTGGGTGTGCCCTACGTGGCGTCCCTGGATTCCCCGCAGACGAACCCGGACGACATCGCCACTCACATCGATGACCAGGGCGGCAAGGTGCGCAAGTTGCAGCCGCGCATCCCGCCGCCCCTGAACGTTTCACGCGCCCAGTAGGAGCCCGATGGACAAGCATGAGGCCGCGCGCCTGCTCGGCGTCGCGGAACACGAAATCCTTTCAGTCCGCCACGACGCCGAGGGCTGGTGGGCGCATCACGAGGACATGGCCAGCCACGTACGTACGTGGCGCCACATCCCCGGCTGGCAGGTCGCCAGCGAAACGGCCTCGCCTCCCGAGGAACCGGCCTCGCCGCCCGAAGAGGAAGCGACTGGCCCGGCCGTCGATGTGGACGGTGACGGCGTGCCCGACGGCACCGCCTCGCAGGTCCTGGAGTGGGTCGGCGACGACCCGGCCCGCGCCGCCCTGGCCCTGGCCGCCGAGGCCGCCCGCGACAAGCCCCGCATCTTGCTGAGCGCCGCGCTGGAAAAGCTGGCGGGAGGTACGAATGCCAACCCGGACAGCTGAGGCCGCGGCGGCGCCGGCGTACGGCGACGTCGAGTACGCCGACACGGGCCTGCGCAAGGACGGCAAGAAGCGGTACCCGATCGACACCAAGGCGCACGCGAGGTCCGCGTGGAGCTACATCAACCAGGCCGACAACGCCGCCGAGTACACGGCGACGCAACTCAAGACCGTCAAGAACAAGATCAAGGCGGCGTTGAAGAAGTTCGGGGTGACCGTGTCCGAGTCCACAAAGGAAGCCGTCATCGACGGCAAGCGCACCTTCGATGAGATCCGCGACCTGGTCCGCGACGCGTTGACCGACAGGCTCAAGGAGAGCAGCGGCGCCTTCTACGTGTACGTGTACGTCGCGGACCTGACCGACACCGATGTGATCTACACGTGCTCGGATGAAGACGACCTGATGCAGTGCTCCTATGCGGTCGGCGACGACGAGTCGGTGACCCTCGGCGAACCGATCCAGGTGGTGCGTACCTACGCGCCGGCCGCGACGACCCGCAATGCCCCGCCCGAGGACGACCCTGCCGGGCAGGCCATGGAGTCGGTGCGGGTTGCCGGGCGGGTCGTTGAGGCGAAGGGCACCGACGAGGCCGGGGGCCGGGTGTTCCGGGTTCGGATCATCGCCTACGGGGACTCCAAGAATGGGCGCCGCTACCCCGAGGACGTCATGCGGGAAGCCGTCAGCCTCTACGAGGGGGCGAAGGCGTACGACCATCACCGCACCCTCGAAGAGCTGCAGTCCTCGACCCTGACCGGGCTGGTCGGCTACTACCGCGACGTGGCTGCCGAAGCCGACGGCGTGTACGGGGATCTGCACCTGCTGCCGTCGGCGACGCACGCCGCCGAGGCCCTCGACGCGTCCCTGGCCACCCAGGACGCCGACCTTCCGCCCGTCGTCGGGATCTCCCACGACGTGCAATGCCATTTCCGTCCCATCGTGTCGGCTGGCCGGCGGCTGCAAGAAGCCGTACAGGTCGTGTCCGTCGACTCGGCGGACATCGTCGCCAAGCCCAGCGCCGGGGGCAAAGCGGTCCGTGCTGTAGCCGGCGGCCCCACCATCGAAGAGGAGTCAGACGTGCCCACAACGGCCGACGTCTTGGCCGCGTTCAAGGAAGCAACGGATGCGGACCTCGCCGCCGTTGGCCTCGCGCGGGCGACCAAGACCACGGAGAGCACCAAGCCGACGACCACCCTGCAGCGGGCCACCGAGGGCCCCGAGTCGGGCCGGGAAGCGGAGCAGCCCAAGACGTCGTTCCTGGGCAAGCTGATGGTTTCGCAGAAGGTCGCCGACGCCGGCCTGCCGGTCGCGGTGGCCGAGTCGCTGCTGGCCGAACTGCCCGACCGGATCACCGAGTCCGATGTGGACGCCCGCGTTGCCTCCCTCAAGTCGGCCCTGGGCATCCTGGAGCGGCCCGGCCTGATCCCGACCGTCACCGCCACGGTGGCCACGGAGTCCCACGAGAAGAAGATCAAGGCGCTCGACGACTTCTTCTCCGGGAACTTCCGTGAGGGCTACCGCTCGTTCCGGCAGGCGTTCGTCGACTTCACCGGCCACGGTCCCCGCACCTGGGATGAGGATTTCAACAAGACGATGATGCGGGAGTGCGTGTCGGCGTACGACTCGGACGGCCGCATCCGGCGCAGCACCGAAGGCGTGATCGAGCGCACCACGGAGTCGCTGTCCGCGTCGAGCTGGAACCTGGTGTTGGGTGACTCGATCACCCGCCGCCTGGTCGCCGAGTACAACCAGCCGAACCTGATGACGTGGCGGGAGATCGTCTCCAGCATCGTGCCGGTCAATGACTTCCGCACCCAGCGGATCGACCGCATCGGCGGCTACGGGGTGCTTCCTGTCGTCGCCCAGGGCGCCCCGTACCAGCCGCTGACGTCGCCGACCAACGAGGAAGCGACCTACGCGATTACCAAGAAGGGTGGGACCGAGGACATCACGTTGGAGATGATCGCCAACGACGATGTGCGGGCGATCTCCCGGATCCCCACCAAGCTGGGCCTGGCCGCCGCGCAGACGCTGTACCGGTTTGTGTGGGACTTCCTCAACGCCAACGCCGCGATCTACGACACCGTGGCCCTGTTCCACGCCGGCTCGCACCTCAACGACGGCGGCGCGGGCCGGGTCCTGACCCAGTCCGGCCTGTCGGCCGCGCGCGCCGCGCTGCGCACCCAGGCCGCGTTCGGGGACACCAAGGACATCCTGTCGATCGTGCCCCGCATCCTCGTCGTGCCCACGGCGCTGGAGGAGATCGCGTACCAGCTGTGCACCAGCGCCGTGGCGATTCCGGGCACCGTCAACACCGGCAACGCGGCGGCTGCGGCGGCGAACACGCCGAACATCCACCAGGGTCTGATGCCCATCGTCGTTGACTACTTCAACGCCACGTCGGCGGTCGGCTGGTATGTGGTCGCGGATCCGGCCATGTGCCCGACCGTCGAGGTCGGTTTCTACCAGGGCCGCGAGGACCCGGAGCTGTTCACCCAGTCGGACCCGACGGTCGGTTCGGTCTTCAACTCGGACACCGTGACGTACAAGATCCGGCACATCTACAGCGGCGCCATCCTCGACTGGCGCGGCTTCCAGCGGGCCGGTATCTGAGCCAGCGCCCTCAACGGCTCGAATAGGAGAAACCTGATGCAGTTCAAGGAACTCGGCGGCGACTGGAACTTCCACATCGCGGCCTACGCCATGGCCGGTGCGACGACCAGCCGTGAGGACGTCGCGCTGCGCGTCCCCTACAACATGACCATCACCGGTGTGGACTGGGTGCCGCAGGCGGCGGTGACCGCGAACGGCACCAACTTCTCCACCCTGTCGCTGCGCAACCGTGGTGCGGCGGCTGCCGGCGCCGCGCTGCCGGCGACCCGGTCCTACGCGGCCACCAACTCGGTGGCGTTCGTGCCGGAGGCGATGACGCTGTCCGGTACGGCCGCTGACCTTCTGCTCACCGCCGGGGACATTCTCACCGTCCAGATGATCTTCACGGCGGCCGGTCTGGTCATCCCCGCCGGCACCCTGCGGCTGACCGCCCGGATCCGGTAGTGACCGCACAGGGCACCCCGATCAACGTCGCGGGGACCGGTGGCCTGGCCGTCACTGGTCCCTGCACCTACCGGGGGTTCTCGATCTCCAGCGTCGCCGGAGCGGACGTGGTGATCTACGACAACACATCCGGTGCCGGCCTGGTGCTGGCGGCGTTCACCCTGGGCGCGAAGGGCTGGTCAGCTGACGACATCACCGATGGAGTTCGCTGCCTCAACGGGATCTTCCTCACCGCCACCGCGGCGATCACGGGCCACGTCAGGATCGGCTGACCGATGCCGACCGGCACGGTGACGAGGGTGGCCAGGTCCGCCCCGGCCACCCTCACCCACACCTTCGTGGTCGGCGAGACCCCGACGGACGCGGCCGGGTCGGTGACGGTGGCCATCACCGATGCCGGCGGCAACGCGGTGGCGTCCGGCACCGCCGCGCACGGCACGGCCGGGGTGTACACGTACGCGATGGCCGGGCAGGCGGCGCTGGCCCGCTACACGGTGACGTGGACGGGAACGTTCTCCGGCTCCGCCCTGACCGAGACCGACTATGTGGAAATCGTCGGCGGGTTCTTCTTCAACCTCGCCGACGCCCGCGCCAGCGACCCGTCGCTGGCCGACGACGCGAGGTACCCGACGGCAGCGCTCGCCTCATCCCGCCAAGAGGTCGAGGACGAGTGCGAGATGATCTGCGACAGGTCTTTCGTGCCCCGCTACCACCGGGCTGTCCTGGACGGCTCCGGCTCCCCGGATCTGCTGCTGACCGACTACGCCTGGGCGGCGGATGGCCGCTCGGTCGCCGACGTGCGCACTATCCGGTCGGCGACCATGGCCCCGAAGGTGGGGCAGGCGTTCGTCGCCCTCACCGCCGGGCAGCTGGCCAGCCTCACGGTGACCGCCGACGGGATGCTGCGGCGTGTCGACGGCAACATCTGGACCGAGGGTGTCCAAAACATCATCGTCGAGCTTGAGTACGGCTTGGACTCGCCGCCCTCCGAACTGGTCCGCGCCGCCATGGTGCGGCTACGCAGCCGGCTCGCGATCCCCATGTCGGGCATCCCGGACCGGGCTACCTCGTTCACGTCGGCGGTCGACGGCGGCACCTACCGGCTAGACCTGCCCGGCCCGTTCAAGACCGGCCTGCCCGAGGTCGACGGCGTCTACTCCCGGTACTCCCGGCGCTCCGGCGCCGGCACCGGCACGGGTCGCATGCTGGCCGCCTCGCGGACCCTGTCCTACGACGTGCAAACCAACTCCCTGTTCCACCAGCGGCTCTGAGATGGTGCTGTCCGTCGGGCCCATCGACGTCGCCTGGACCACCACGGCACCCGACGTCGCCTGGCTGCCCCAGCTTCCCGACACACCGTGGACCGCCGCTGGCCCCGGGACTGGGTGGGACGCGCGGTACCCGGACGCCGGCTGGACCGACACGGCTCCACAGTAGAAGGAGGTGCCGGTCCACGTGGTGTCATCGTCACCGACCGCGATATCCGCCTCGGCCCTGATATACGTGCGCGTCAAGGTCGCGGCCAAACTCAACGGTGCCAGCGTCAACCCGACCGCCGACACGGTCACGATGGCGTTCATGTCCGGCTCGGCCACCCCGACGTCCGGGGATTGGAAGACGGCCAGCTGGGACACCGACCCGACGACGAGCCCCCCGACCTACCGGGCGCGGTGCCTGGTCGGCCCCGCCGGCACGGTCACCCTCACCCCTGGCCTGTGGAACGTGTGGGTGAAGGTCGTAGACAGCCCCGAAGTTCCGGTCCTGCACGGCGGCCCCCTAAAGGTGGTCTGAGATGGCCGGAACGAACGCGCAGCCGGCGAAGAAGGCACTGTTCGAACTGCTCACCGCCGAGCTGGGCGGGATCCGGGTCGACTACGCCTACGACGGGAAACGCGCCGAACGGGAGTACGTCTACCTCGGCCGGGTCGTCGGCACACAGCGGCTGGAAACGTTCAAGGGCGGCCTCGGCAACCGGCCCACCCGCGATGAGGACCTGCTCCTCAACCTCCACATCCGGGTAACCGGGCCCGGCCAGCAGGTCGCCGACACCGACGCCCGCGCGACCGAGATCGGCACCGTCATTGAGGAGTTGCTGGCCGGCGAGCAGCTGCAGACCCCCGGCCTGCTCTACGCCGGGATCGCCGAGCTTGAGCTGGACCCCGGCAACTCGGACGAGGCCGCCACCAGCACGCTGCTGTATCGGGTCGCGCTCGAATCCACTCTGGACTGAGGAAGGACTTCGTCGTGGCCAAGCAGAAATGGCGGGTGCTGGTCGGCATGAACTATCCGCCGAACGGTCGGGCGGGCACGGAACGCCGCGTCGAGCCGGGCGAGGTCGTCGACGACCTGCCGGCCGCGGCCGTGGCGGGCCTGGCGGAGCAGGGCGTCATCGAACCGGCCGAGCCGGCCGAGCCGAAGGAGTAGCACGTGCCTCGCGCGCATTCGATGAACAGCCGGGTGTTCGCCAACGAACGCCACCTGTCCGGGTTCATCTCCGGCTACACGCTGACCCACCAGCGGGCCTACGGGGACGTCACCACGATCGTGGACACCGGCGAGCGGTGGCTACCGGGCCTGCTCGGTGGCGCCCTGGCCCTGACCGGCCCGTTCGACTCGGACCCGACGGGCCTGTACGCGGAGGCGTTGTCGTCGGCCGGCCTCGATGACGGCCTGCTGGTTACCGCGATGCCGGACGCGTTCACGGTTGGCCAGCCGGCGTTCATCTCGATCGCCGACATCGAGTCGATCACTGTGGACGCGAAGGTCACCGACCCGGTGGGGCTGATGATCAGCGCCAAACCCGACTCGGGGGTGGACTGGGGCCTGTCGTTGCACACCTTCCAGGCCGAGACCGTTGACGGGAACTCCACCGGCGTGGACAACCTGGCGTCGAGTGCCGGCGGGGCAGTCGCGTCCCTGCATGTGACCGCCTACTCGGGTTTTACGAACGTGGTGTTCAAGGTGCAGCACAGTGTCGACAACTCGGTGTGGACGGACCTGATCACGTTCACCACGATCACGGCGGTCGGCGCCGAACTCAAACGCTTCACCGGCACCGTGAACCGGTATCTGCGCGGCTTCTGGGACGTCACCGGATCCGGCTCGGTCACCTTCGCCATCGCGGCCGCCCGCCGCTAAACCTCAGCCCGCCTCACCACCTGACCCGGCCTGCCAGCCGGGTCATCGTCATGCCCGGAGGAACCCATGGCCCGTACCCACGGCAAGGACGCGGTCTTTTCCATCAAAGACAGCGGCGCCACCCTACGAAACCTGTCCGCGTACATCGACAGCGTGGCCGGCCTGCCCGGCGCCCGCGCCCTGTCCGACGTCACCGGGTTCACCGACCAGGGCGAGCGGTCCATCCCCGGCCTGCAGAGCGCCGCCATCACCGTGTCCGGCTCGTTCGACAGCACGGCCGTCACCGGCCCGAACGTGGTCTTCAACGGCCTACGGAACGCTGTGGCGACGTCGACGTTCGAGTACGGGCCGGAAGGATCGGCGGCGGGGAAGGTGAAGTTCACCGGCGAATGCTGGCTGGAGACCTACACGGTCGACGCGAAGGTCACCGACAAGGTGCCGTTCCAGGCGACCCTGAAACTCGACGGTGTGGTCACGACCACCGTCTACCCGTAATGCCGGTCACCGGCGGGGTGGAGCTGCGGGCCCTGGCGGCCCGGTTGCACGCCGCGGACAAGGCGCTGATACCGCAGCTGCGCAAGGAAATCAAAGCCGCGGTCGACCCGATCCCGACGGCGATCCGCGCCGAGATCCCGCGCACGATGCCCAGCGGCTACGCCCCGGTGCTGTCCCGATCGCTGCGCACCCGCATATCGACGCGGGTCACGGCCGGGGACATCAAGGTGACTCTGACGGCGTACGCGGACGGCAAGACGAAACGCCGCGAGGTGGGTCCGCTAAACCGTGGGGTGCTGCGGCACACCCGCTGGGGCGACCGCCGGCACTGGTACGCGCAGGCGGTCCAGGCCGGGTTCTGGTCGCGGCCTATCGAGGCCGGCCTGGATGACGTGAAGGCCGCCGCCGCCCGCGCCCTGGAGAAAATCGCGAACATCGCAGCAGGAGGCTGACCCCGCCAATGACACAGATCCGGATCGCCCTGTCGGAAAAGGACCTCGCCGAGTACGGCGGCCCAGCCGTGGTCACCTTCGACACCGAAGCGCTGAAGGACCTGCCGTGCAGCCGCCTGGTGGAGCTGCAGGAGCTGGCCGGCGGTAAGTCGGTGTTGCAGTGGATGGCGGACATCGACAGGGTCGAGGCGGACGCCCGGCGGCTCGCGGTGTGGTTCGCCCGCTCGCAGGCCGGCGTCGTCGAACCGTTCCACGACTTCGACCCGCAGGTCCTGCGCGCCGACTTCGACTACTCGCCCGAGGTCGATGATGTCGACCCCCCGGCCGAGGCGCCATTGCCTTCCTCGGAGACCAGCTCATAGCCGACCAGCTGGCCGAGCTCGAACCGTACTTCTCGCTGATCTACCGCATCCACCCGTGGCAGCTGCGGCGCCTTTCGCCGCGCCAGATCTGCCGCTACATCGACGTCGCCGAAACGCGGACGCGGGCCAAGGAGGCGGGCGATGGCTGACGAGACGACCCGGCTCACCCTGGAGATCCTGGGCAAGGACCGGTCGGGTAAGCAGGCGTTGAAGGACGTCGGCGACCAGGCCGACAAGTCCGCGAAGCAGGTCGATCACCTGTCGGTGGCGATCGAAGAGTCCGAGCAGCACATCGGGACGCTCGCCAAGGAGATCCAGAAAACCGGCAAGCTCGACCTGTTCCCCGAGCTGCGCAAGAGCCAGTCGGATCTGCGCAAGCTGCAGCTGGTCAAGAAGCTGCTGCCGAATGAGGAAGACGGTAAGCGGGCCGGGAAACGCACCATGCTGGGCCTGGCCGGGGAGCTGCTCCGGGGTGCCGGGTCGGCCGGGTTGAAGCTGTCCGAGGGCATCTCCAAGGCCATCCCGGGTGCCATCGGCCAGGGGCTGCAGTCGATGCCGCCGCAGCTGCAGGCCGGCGTCGTGGCCGCCCTGATCGGCGCGACGGTCACCGCGTCCGCGTTTGTCGGTGCAGCCGCGTCGGGGGCCATCATGGCGGCGGTCGGCGGTGGAACCCTCGCGGGCGGTGTGGCGCTGGCGTTCCAGGACCAGCGGATCCAGGAAGCCGCGAGCTCGCTCGGCAAGGACGTCATGGCGGCGCTGACCGACGCGAGTTCGGTGTTCATCGGCCCGGTCCTCAAGTCGATCGGGATCCTGCGGACCGGGTTCGGGCAGATCATGCCCGGCATCAAGACGGCGTTCTCGTCGGTGGCCCCCAGCGTGACCAGCCTTACCAGGGGCGTGGTGGCCTTGGTGACGAACCTGATGCCCGGCTTCAACAATGTGGTGGCGCGGTCGGCGCCGATCCTCGACATGCTGGGCGGCAAGCTCGGTGACGTCGGCCGGTCGATGAGTTCCTTCTTCGACTCGATCGCCAGCGGCTCGGATGGCGCCAAGCGCGGCCTGTCGGATCTGGTCACCATCCTGGACGGCCTGATCGTCGGCACCGGCGCGACCCTCGGATTCCTGTCGAAGACGTACGACAAGACGATCGGGTCGCTGTCGGCGGCCGGCAACGCGATCGGTGACCTGTTCCAGGGCAACTTCTCCAAGTCGTGGAAGGACCTCGACTGGCAGACGAAGCAGAACACGGCGTCGACCGACGAGTACACCGTGATGCAGATCCGGCTGGCCGACGCCATGAGGGCGACCGAGGAGCATGCCCGCGCCCTGGCCGACGACCTGGACAAGCTGGCCGGCGCCCAACAGAACGGGCGGCAGGCCAGCAGCGACTTTCAGGCCGGTCTCGACGAGCTGACCAAGTCGGTCGCTGCCAACGGCACCTCACTAAACGACACGTCCGTTGAGGGCCGCAACAACCTGCGGGTCGTCGATTCCCTGATCTCCGCCTCGGAGCGGGCCGGCGCCGCTGCCCGGGACCAGGCGCTGGCCCAGGGCAAAAGCGCGGATGAGGCGAATGCGGCCGGGGCGCGGATGCGTGAAGGGTTCATCGCCGACCTGCAGCGGGCAGCGAACAAGGCGGGCCTGTCGAAGAAGGCGATCAACGACATGGTGGCCGCCCTGGTCGCGGCCGACAACAAGCGGATCTCCATCTTCATCGACGAAATCCACCGCACCCGCACGTCGGACAGCCCCTCGCAGACGTTCCACGGCCTGCGGTCAGGTGGTGTCGTGGCCGCCGCGTCGGGTCTGGTGACCGGCGGCGGGATCCTGCGCTCACCGACCATCCTCGCCGGGGAACGCGCCACCGGCGGCGAAGTGCTGATGCCCCGCATCCCGGGCCAGGGCGGGCGGGCGCGGCAGCGCAGCCTGGCGGCCGTCGCCGCGGACTGGGCGGGCGGCATGTTCGTGTCCGGGCAGGGTGGCGCGGGCGGCGGCGCATCCGGTGCGGGCGGCGGTTTCTCCGGCGGCCCGACGCGGGTCGAACTCACGTTCAGGTTCCCGGATCGCCCCGACCTTGACTGGCTGTTCAAGGCGTTCCGCAAAGAGGTCCGGGTCACCGGCGGCGGCGACGTCCAGGTCGCGTTCGGGAAGAACTGATGGACCCGCGCAGCGACGCCTTCATCGGCGGCCAGTGGCTTGACGTGTCCCCCGATGTGCGCGGCCAGGAAGCCGTCATCGGGCGCGGCCGAGCCGACGAACAGTCCCGGGTGACATGGACCAAAGTTGGCCTGGCGCTCAACAACCGCGACGGTAGGTACAGCAACCGCAACCCGACGTCCCCGTACTACGGGCTGATAGGCCGCAACACTTTGCTGCGGACCCGGATGCGGCTACTGGTCGACACGTTCACCCGCACCACTGCCGCCGGGGGCTGGGGTACAGCCGACACCGGGCAGGTGTGGACGGTCACCGGCGGTCCGGCGCCGGAGTTTTCCACCGACGGGTCGCGCGGGTTCATGGCGATCGCCGACAGCACCACCGCCCGCCAGATCCTCAACAACACCCCGGTCCTGAACGCCGACGTCGTTGCCACGATCCAGGTCGGGGTACTCGCGTCCGGTAACACCATCTCGGCGGGCCTGACCGCCCGCAACGCCGCCGGCAGCTACTACCTGGCAGACATGGGCCTGCACACCAACCAGAGCGTGACCCTGGAACTGTGGTCGGCGACACCGGCCTCGGGTCTGGTGTCGCTCGGGTCGGTGACGGTTGCTGGCCTCACCCACACCATCACCACCCAGTTCCGGTTGCGGTTCCAGGTCAACGGCCAGCAGCTACGCGCCCGGGTGTGGGACGCGGCGACCGTCGAACCAACCACGTGGCACATTGTGCGGACCAGCAGTGCCGTCACCGCGGCCGGCGGGGTGGGCGCCTACGGCTTCCTGTGGCCGGTGAACACGAACACGAAACCGGTCACCATCGCCTTCGACAACGTCGAATGCAACGTGCACCGCTCCATTGGCGAAGTGAGCCAGTGGCCGCAACGCTGGGACGTGACCGGCCGCGACGTGTGGGTGCCCTTGGAGGTGTCCGGCATCATGCGGCGCCTGACCCAGGGTGCCCGCAAGCTCAAGTCGCCTATCTACCGGGAAGCGACGACCGCCACCAACCTGCAGTACCTGATCGCGTACTACCCCTGCACCGACGGTTCCTCGTCGACAACGGCCGCGTCGGGCATCGGCGGCCCACCCATGGTCGCCTCGACGGGCGTGTCATTCGCGGCCGACTCGACGTCGTTCCCCGGCTCCGAGCCGCTCGCCGTGTGCACCGCTGGCGGCTTCACCGCCACCCTGCCGCCCTACACCTTCACCAACACGTTCGCCTTCCGGGGCCTGTTCACCTTCGGTGCGGGCGGCCTGACCGACATGGCGGTGCTGGCCGACACGTTCGGTATCGGCGCGGTCCGCCGCTGGGCGATCCGGTACCGCACCGGCGGAGGCATCAGCCTCCACGCCTACGACCAGGCCGACACCGAGCTGGGCACCAGCGGCGCGGTGGCGTTTAACGCCAACGGCAAAAGCCTGATGGTCGGGTTCAGCGCGACCCAAAACGGCGCCAACATCGACTGGGCGATATTCACCCGCGAGGCGCGCGCCGATGGGTCGGTGGGCCAGGTGGGTCTCAGCGGCACATTCAACGCATTGACCTTAACCCCACCTAACACGTTGATCATCGGCAACGGCGGGAACCTGTCGTCGACGACCGTGGGCCACTTCATGATCGGCACCAGCGTCGCGCTGGCGTCCGGTGTCTGGTCGGCGTTGACCGGAAACTCCGGTGAGAAAGCGGCGACCCGGATGGCGCGGGTGTGCGCGGAGGAAGGTGTGCCCTTCGTGCTGGTCGGCAACGCATCCGACACGGCCGCGATGGGTCCACAAACGACCGGCACCCTGCTGGAAATCGTCAACGACTGCGGTGACGCCGACGCCGGGATCGTCTTCGAACCACGCGAAACGTTCGGACTGGGCTACCGGACCCGCACCAGCCTGTACAACCAGACCGGGCTGAGCCTCAACTACGCCGCCGCGCACCTCACGCCGCCCCTGGAACCCATCGACGATGACCAGGGCGTCCACAACGACATCACCGCGAGCCGACCAAACGGCTCATCCGTGCGGGCCTTCCTTGGCACCGGGCCGCTGTCCATCCTGGACGTGCCCAACGGTATCGGCACCTACGAAGATCCGATTACGGTCAACGTCCAAACCGATGCGCAGCTCTCGGACGTGGCCGGCTGGCGGCTACACACCCAGGCCTGGGATGAGGCACGGTTCCCGACGGTCACCGTCAATCTCGCGGCCCCCGCGTTTGTCGCCAACCCCACCCTTGCGGCCGGCGCGGCCGGCGTCGACATCGGCGACTATTTCTCGATCGCCAATCCTCCGCTCTGGTTGCCGCCTGACCCCATCGAGCAGATTGCCCAGGGCGCCCAGGAGCGGCTCGGCAAGTTCCGCTGGCAGATCACCTGGAACGCATCCCCGGCCGGCCCGTACCGGGTCGTCGTCCTCGACGGCGCCGGGAACCTCGGCCGCCTCGACCAGCCCGGCTCCACACTCACCACCGGCGTCAACACCACCGCCACCGCCCTGTCCGTCACCGTCCCCACCGGCAACCCACTGTGGACCACATCCATCACCGACGTGCCGTTCGACATCGGCGTGGCCGGCGAACGGATCCGCGTCGACGCGGTGGGGTCCGTGATCAACGCCAACCCGTGGATGATTGTTGACGCGGCCGGCTGGTCCGGCGACGGATCCACCCTGGCCTGGTCGACCGCCCAGCAGTACAACCCGGCGTACGGCTCCCTCTTCGTCACACCGACCGCCGGGGGACTCCCGGCCTACGCCCGGTCCACCGCCCGGGTCGCTGGCACCGCGACCCTTCAATACCAGATCGGGGCGTGGATCCGGGCCAGCACCGCGTGGGCGTCGGGTTTTCGGCTCGGCGTGGACTGGTACACCGCAACCGTCGGCGGGTCCTACATTTCGACGACGTTCCACAGTGCCTCGGTTGTGCTGACCGCGAACACGTGGACGTACCTGTCCGGTGTCGTCACCGCCCCGGCCACGGCGGGCGGCGGCCAACTGTTTGTCGTCCAGAGTGGAACGCCGGCCGTGACGGATGTCTGGTACGCGTCCGGCATCACCTACGCGTTCGTGGGCACGATCAACGCCTCACCCCAGGGGATGACGACCACCCGCAGCATCAACGGCGTCGTCAAGAGTCAACTGTCCGGCGCCGCCGTAGACCTATGGCGACCGCCCGTCCTGGCCCGATAGGGGATTCACGTGGGATACCAGTCCGGGCAGATCCTCACCCCCGCCGAAATGACGTCGTGGCTGCCGCTCAGCGCGACCAAGGCGAGCAGCCTGAGTCGGACGGCGACCGTAACCAAAACCGCCGACCCTGACCTGACCGTCCCCGTGTTGACCAGCACGACGTACGAGGGCTGGCTGGTCATCTCCTACACCGCCCCCGCGGCCAATGACATCAGCATCGACTTCAACTACCCGGCGGGCGCGACCTGTAGCGCGGTGCAGATCGGGCCACACAACACGATCGCCTCGGCCGGTAGCCAGGCCACCGACGTCGAGTTCCAGGCCCTGATGTTGGACGCCTCGGCGCCGACCGGCGCGATGCCGTTCGGGGGCACGGCCGGCGGGATCGGCGCCCTGATCATGGTCCGGCTGGTGGTCGGCTCGACGACCGCCGGAAACCTGACCGTCGAATGGGCGCAGCTGGTGAGCGGCGGAACGACGACCCTCAACGCCGGTTCGTGGCTGACGATCCGCCGAGTGGCATAGGAAACGCCACATCGAGTAGGTAGGGCGGCCCCGGCGGGATTCGAACCCGCAAGCCGCAGGGGTTTCACGGCAAGCCTGTATGTACAGAGGCCCGAGTCATGCCATTTGCACCACGGGGCGCGCCCGCCTTGATGATACCGGGAGGACCAACAGTGACCCGCTGGACTGATCTCGCGACCTGGCGCGGACCAACCGTCAACCAGGGCGGGCAGATGGCCGAGCACCGCGGTGTGGTCCTGCACATCGCCGAGGGCAGCTACGAGGGCACCATCTCCTGGCAGCGCAACCCCGCCGCCCAGGTGTCGAGCCACTTCATCGTCGCCCAGTCCGGCCAGGTCGCGCAGATGGTCGACACCGACACCACCGCGTGGACCCAGATAGCCGGCAACGGCTACTGGCTCAGCGTCGAAAACGAGGGCCACACCCCGGGTGCGCTGACCGCCGCCCAGGTTGAGGCCAACGCCCAGCTGCTCGCCCGCGCCCACCGGCAGTACGGGATACCGCTGCGGGTGACCGCGAGCCCGACCGGCCAGGGCCTGGGCCACCACTCGATGGGCGGCACCGCCTGGGGCCACCTCGACTGTCCGGGCCCGGCGATCATCGCCCAGAAGGCGGCGATCGTGGCCCGCGCCAGCCAAATCGCCAACGGAGGGAACGAAGACATGTCATTGACCCCGGCCCAGGATGGTGCGCTTTCTGTTGCGTGGGAGGTGGCGGCGGCACTGCGGGACGGCAAGGACGTCACCGAGGCCCGCCACGACCCGGTGTGGCTGGTCAAGCAGTCCAAGGCGCTGGCCGCCGACGTGGCCGCGCTCAAGACCCAGGTGGCCGCGCTGGCCGGCAAGGACCTGGTCGACGAGGCGGAGGTCGCCCGGCAGGTCCTCGCCGCGTTGACCCCGGCCGCTATCGCGAACGCAGTCGTCACCGCGCTGCCCGCCGAGCTCGCCGCGCAGGTCGTCAGCGAACTCAGTGCCCGGCTGGCCGCGGCCAAGACCCCGCCCGCGTAGCGGAACCAAACGTGAGGCGCATCGTCCGGCACGCGGCGGCGGCACCGTTCGCGACGCTGATCCCACTCGCCGCCGTCCCCATTGGACTCCTGTCGATCGCGATAGGACCGGAAGTCTCCCGGGCGTTCACGATCGTGTACCACCGGCCCGAGCTGATCTACGCGTGGGGCGCGGTGCTGGCCCTCGGCGGCGCATATGTGGCGGCGGGCATCATGCGACGCACCCCGAGTTACGAGCGCGGTGGCCTGTACGTTCTCGGCGGCGCGTTCACCTTCTATGGCATCAGCGTCATCATCGGGCTCGGCCGTGGCGGGCTGGTCACCGGGCCGATGTTCTGCGTCATCGCCGCCGCGTGCCTGCTGCGTGCCCGGCTGATCCTGGTCCAGGCCAAGGATCTGGTCCAGCGCGGAGACGACATTGAGGACTCATAGTGAGCGGCTTCGTCGACCTGCTCATCCGCTCCGTGCCCATCGTCATCGGCGGCGGCACGGTCCAGTTCGCGATCTTCCTGATCCGCCGCCGTGGCGAACTGCGGCAACTGGACAGCGCGGTCAAGAAGACGGACGTGGAAGGCGACGCGATCGTGGTCGCATCGGCTGCGCAGAGCCTCGCCCTGGCGGGGCAGATCCGCGACCAGGCGGCGGCGCGGGCCGCCGAGGTGGAGCAGGAGTTGGTCAAGGTCCGCACCCGGCTGGCCGAGGCCGAGGCGGAGATCATACTTCTGCGCCGGGAGGTCCAGAAGCTCAAGGACGCGCCCGCCGTGGCGCCAGCCAGCGAGGGGCAAGGGTGACGATCTTCGAACCGCCAGGCCATCATGCCCGCGATGGCTGGTTTTTCAGGCGCGACGCGGACGGCGCGGTAGTCGTCACCGCCGCGAGCTGGCCGGGCGAACCCAAGGTCATCCTGGACCCGCACACATGGGCATCCGTGGTGGCCTCGGTGAGCGCGGCCGGCGAGACGGCTGAGACCTATCGGCAAGCGCTGGCGTTCCATGCAGGCCCGTCGCTGACCTAGGATCGGGACGTCAGACTCGCAGAGCCGCAAGACAGAAGAGGGCCCCACCATTGCGGTGGGGCCCTCTTTCGCGTGCCCCCGGCAGGCGGGACAACGCTGGAGTGTCCTAGTTCTTGTCAGCCTGTTCCCGCCGGTCGTCGACCTTGACGGCCTCCCGCTTCGCCTCCTGCTTCTGAGCGAAGTCCTTGTGAGCCTTCCGGAGGCCGTCCTCCTCTTGCGGCGTCAACGACTCCGCCGTCACAGGTGCCGGCGCATATTTTCGTGCGCGACATGGTCATCTACCGCCTGCTTCAACTCATTCTTTTGAGCCTCAGCTTCACGCTCTTCCCGAGACTTATTACCGCCGCCGGTCTGCTTTCGGTCGCCGGTCTGCTTTCGGTCGTCCTGCTTTCCCATAGTTGGCCTTTCTTCATCGGGGGTGGATGTCGGCGGCATGCCGCACACGAAGGTGCCTGTTGCTGAGCGCGGGCGCAGCAGCCCCTCGCTGGCGAGGAGTTGGACGGCCTTCCGCACCGTCGCTGACGTCACGCCGTAATGGCGGGCGATCACCTCCATGATCGGAATGGGTTTGGCCTGCGGGAGGCGGCCGGCGCCGATCGACACGCGGATCCGGTCGGCGATCTGTACGTACAGGGCGCGCGTGTCGTCGCGGTCGAGCGGGTCGAGGACCAGCGTTACCGGCTGGTCGTCAAAAAGCGGCGACCTGCGCCGCGTGGCCTGTGCGGGGTGCTCATGGCTGATCCCGTTGTCCTTCGGTAGGGGTTGGCACCGCCTCGGGTGCTCGGCGACCGATGTGCCAGCCGCCGAGGCTCACGTCGCACTCGTACTCGCGCATGCGGCCCTTCCCGCGCAGCTCTCGGATCCTGCGCTTGGCGTTGCGGCGGCCGACGGAGATCCACTGGTTGTGGGTCTCGCACCAGACCGAGAAAGAGGAGACGTCTCCGGCGTTGCGGGGCGCTCGCGGAAATTGACTGGAACTCACTGCCTACCCGGTTCCTTTCGTGGTTGGGGATGGTGGTCAGCGCCGTCTGATGTTGAGACCCGGTGGCAGACCGTCGGGCTCGGGCGGCAGCTCTTCGGGCACCACCAGCCAGTCCGCCGCCGTCAGGTCGTAGAACCTCGTGAGGTGGCACCCTGGCGCGGCCCGGACCCACCGGGGCGGCAGATTGTGTTGGCGGATCGTCAGCCCGCACCGGAGCTCCAGTAGGGGCGGGCCGTGCCGGCGGCGGTAGACGACCATGCGGAGCGGGATCAGGACGGGTTGCTTGCAGCACGGCGAGACAGTGGCGAACGTCCATTCGGCGTGGTGCCATATCAGCCGGGGTCTATCCACCGGTCACCGCCGCCAGTAAGGCCTCGACGGCGACGAGCACCTGGGCCGTGTGGCCGGCGATGGTCGAGTCCACCCAGATGCCGGCGTGGCCCAGGTCGGCGAGTTCCCTCGCGTCGGCCCACGACCACAGATCCGTCCGGACCCGACGGACCTCCAACACCAACGGCAGGGTGCTGCCCCAACCCCACTGACCCGGCTGCAGGTGCAGCACGGTGCCGGCGGCCACCTCGGGCAGCGACGTGGACCGGTAGACGCTCATGACGGTGGGCCTTCGCGGTGCATGTCGCGGATCCGGTCAAGCGGCAGGTCGGTCAGCCAGTGCGAGGCCGGCCGCTGGGGCTCAACGTGCGTGTCGGGGCAAGGGCAGTGAGCACCGCACCGGCACCGGAGTTGCCATAGGGTCCGCCAGCCGCGGACCGGTTCGTGAATCGCCATCGGCTGCCACCTCCGGGGCGGGAGGGGCGACGCGGGTGCACCGGCGAAGGCACCCATATCCCGCGTCGCCCCCCGCTGGGGGGCACGGCGTCCATGGAAGAGAATCAAGTGTGGCGGCGCAGCGACACATGATCCGGACGTCGTACCCCGGCTTGGGGGGTGCGTCGGCAACACCGCGAGGTCGACCGCGATGCTGCCTTCGCCCCACTGGGAGCGGGATGCGGTAGCAAGTTGGGGACCGGCTACCGCATCCCTGTCCGCGCCGCCCGACCTTCCGTACCTCGGCACCGCGTCCTGGGCACAGACGGTATTACCGCGATCACCAGTCGGGGGGTACTAACAGTTGGGGGTACTGCCAGTACCCGGCATCAGGCCGGCACACCAAGGCTTTCGGCGAGACTGGCGACCTCACGGCGGAGCATCGGACCCGCGTGCGCCTGCAGCTCGTGAGTAATCGACCGGGCGTACGCGCTGAACAGCGTTGCCTCGGGCGAGGTCTGCTGGGCTCGGCGAAGCAGGTGGACAGCACCGGCGTACTCCCGCTTCAACATCTGCCCCCGCGTGGCTTCGATCATGAGGCGGGTACGGCGGGGCAACGACCCGACTGCATCGACGTCGATAGAGTTGGCGCGACGCGACGCGGAAGCGATCTTTCCTAGCTCGACATCGAGGGTGAGCGCGACGTCATCGCACGACGCGCCGAACAGCACATACGCGGCTGGCATCTCGGCGGCGACCCGGTCAGCGTTAACCGCCGCATCCCAATCTCGCCATGCCCGTGCAGGCTGGCCGTCTCGGGCATGATTCCACGCTGACGCGAGGCGAACGATGGACCGCTGGCGGGCGACCGTCGGGCTCTGCTCGCGGGCGGAGTCGAGCTGCCGGAGGGCGTCGTCGACGACCTGGTGCGCCTGGTCGACGTAGCCGAAGTCGCGGTAGAGGTACGCACTAAACCATGCGGCCCGGCCGAACGCCGCGGCGTCCTCGGATTCCAGCGCAGAGCTCATCCCGCGGTCGACGACTACCCATAGCAGTTCAGGTGCGTCCTGATAGCAGAGGTAGAGCTGCCCAAGGTGGTAGGCCTCGGCGAGGGCCCGGTGTCCGGCAGGTGTGTCGGCGGTCCGCGCCGCGCGCTGGGCGTCGACCAGCAGGCGCGGCAAGACGGCGGCGAGGTCGCTGCGGTCGTGGGTGGACACCGCCCGCAGCTGCCAAGCGTTGCGGACTCGTGCCCAGATGTCGTCGACGGTCGGAGGCGGGTCGCTACCGGCGGTGCCGTAGGACGACATGGCGCGGCGTACGTCACCGAGCGCGGGATGTTCGGGGCGTGCGTAGAGGACGGTGGGCAGTTCGTCGTTGCCGAGCAGGTCGGTCAGGTCGGGCACCTTGAGTACTTCGGCGAGGCGGGCCACCATCTTCAGGCCGGTGCCCCGGTTGCCGCGCTCGATCTGTCGTAGCCACTCCGTGGATCTGCCGCACAGTGCGGCTACGGCGTCGCGGGACATGCCGCGGCGGGTTCGTGCTGCCTTGACACGTTGACCGAATTCAGGGTCGGGTGGTACGCCTACGCCGTTGCGGGGCATCGCGGTTACTCCCAGGTAGAGGACTGGGCGGCGGCGCGTCGGGCCTCTACCCCCGACGAGCCGCCAGTGGCCACGCTACCCCTGGTCACCCGGACGGGTGATGTCCACAGCCTGTGGACAGACGGGCGGTCAGTTCGCGTCGCGGCGCAGGCCGGCCCAGTGGTTGTAGATCCACCGGCCGAGCCGCAGCCGGCGCCCGGTGCCTTTGCACCACCAGCACACCCGGAACGCGCGGCCCGACGGCGACGGCCGCCGGCCCAACCCCGAGCAGACCCGGCACGGCTTGAACGCCCAGATCCAGCACGCCAGCCCGTAGCCCACCGCCCACGCACCGACCGCCAACACCAGCAGAACAAAGCCGTCCATCGATACCCTCTCCTTGATCGGCTAGCAGCGGCAGGTGCTAGACCTAGCACCGCCGCTAGCACCGCAAACCGCTGTGACCTGCTGCTTAGCGGCTAGCGGCACCCGCGCCTAGACCCCCGAATTGGCCGGGGAACCCGTGATCTGACCCTTGGTCCGCTCGGTGATAGCCGCCCGCAGATGCGCGTACTCGATCCCGCGACGGTTCGCACCCTCACCCGTGGTCGGATCTGTGCCCCACACCTGCACCGTGCTGATCCCGTACGGCTTGAGCGCCTTCGCCAACTGGTCGGCCGTCCACCCCACGTACACCTCGGGCCGCAGCTCAGACAGCAAAGCGATGACCGTCTCCGACCACATCTTGTCCTCGCCGGAAGGCCACACCGCCGCGACGTCTTCCAGCAGGTTGTACGCCGGCACCCGCACCTGCGGTTCGTGGTCGGCCGGCAGGACACCGGCGGCCTGGCGGATCCGCAGCGCCCGAGCCACCACCCGGTCCGCGTCGGGCTTGTTCACGTAGTAGGTGTGCACCACCTCGGGCTTGTTCAGCCCCACCAACCAGCCCCAGCCGATGTCATCGTCACCAAAGATCGTGGCCCGGATGCCCTGCTTGTGCCGGCCCGTACCCAGGATCATGTCGTTGGCTTCGTGGCCCATCACCCGCAGGCAGAAGCGCATACCGGCGTTGTCGCTGACACCCTTCGGCAGACTCTTCGCGTCCGGCCGCTGAGTGGCCAGCAGCAGCACGATGCCCAACGCCCGACCCAGCTTGATGATCTTCTCGGCCAGTTCGCCGGCCTCTTTGCCGTACTCGGAGTGCGCGAACAGCATCTGGCATTCGTCGATCGCCGCGACCAGGGGGCGCAGGTCAAGGCCGGGCATGGCCGCCAACAGCGGTGTGATCTTGTTGTCGGGCGCCTTGCCGGCCTTCGCCATCCGCTTGATGATCGGACCACGGCGGATGCATTCGGCGAACAGATCCCGCAGCATGTCCAACGCGGCGGCGGCCGTGTCGTCATCGGCACCAGACCCGAACTCGGTGCACAGCGACTCCAACGGGTCAAGGTCGCCGGTACCTTTGAGTTCGAACAGCCGCAACTCCACGCGCGGATCCAGGGCGGCGAACAGCAACGGCAGCCGCAGCGCCGATGTCTTCCCGGCGCCCGGCATCGCGCCGATCAGCCAGTTGCGGTACATCAGGGCGCCGTCGACCTTACGTAGCCGCGGATCCGTGCCGAACGGGAACGGCTTGAACACGTCCGTGGGCTTGTCGTCGCCCTTCACCAGCGGCCACGGCGGCTGGCGCATCTCCGACGCCGGTTCGTAGCCGACCCACAGAGCCAGCCGCCCCGGGTGCGCCTTCGGCATCGGCTCCGGCCACACCTGGTCGACCGGAATCCTCAGCGCCGACGCCAGCTTCGAGCGCCGCTCGATGACCTCCGCCGCGTCGATGCCACCGGGTAGGTCGACGATCGCCATCTGCCCCGGACCGTCCACCGCGATGTCGTGCACCAACTCGACGTCGGACGGGTCCTTCACGCCCGGGATGCGGCACGCCATCACCGCCGCCCGGACCAACTCCAGGGTCAGCTTGCGGTACTTCGCTGACACCACCGCCGGGGTGACGATCGGATGCTCGTCGGGCCGGCCGAAGTGCGCCAACGTCGGTACCACCACGACCAGCAGCAGCACCACATCAACCCACCACGGGGCGACGAACACGAGCGCGACCACCACCACGGTCAGGAAGACCACCTCGACGAGCAGCACACTGCCCCGCCACGCCCGGGTCACCTTCGCCTCCCGGTGCAGCCGCAGCCACATGATGCCGTCGTTGTCGGTGGCCGCCTGCTGTCGCAGGTGGTGCTGCTCCAGCACCCACCACCAGGTGATCTGCCGCCCGGCCAGCTTGAACACGCCGGCCGCCGACCAGAACAGGGCCAACGGCAGGTACCACAACGGCAGCCGGGCCAGGTGGTACGCGGACTTGTGGGCGACCCGGCCGGTGACGTTCTTGACGGTCGGTTTCAGGTTCCCGCGCCGCAGGACCGCGGGCACGATCGGCCGCCGCGGCTCGCCCTTGCTCACGATCGCGGCGAACACCGGCTCACGCGCTGGCTTAGGTGTCCTAGCCGGGTCGGCCGGACTGGTCTGCGCGTCGAACACCTCGCCGACTGGCGGCACTTCCAGGCGATCGGGCGACGAATCGGGCATGCTGGACTTCTTCCTGTTCGCTGGGAGGGGGCCGGGCGCGGCCAGCTTTCCTAGGGCTGTCGGCCGCGCCCGGCGCGGAACTACTTCGTGTTCTTGCTGGTCTGCTGCGGCTGCTTGTCGGCGAGCGCCTTGGCGTGTGCTGCCGCCTGCTGCGGGGTAGGGCCTGACTGGCGTCCCCACTGGTTTGCCTGGCTGAACTTGCCCATGAACGTCTCCTTCCGTTGCTCTGGCCCACCACGGTGGCGGCCAGCTTTCTAGGGGGCTGAGGGCGTGCGGGTTACTTCTTGAGGGCCTTCAGGATGCCGGCGGCGAGACCGGTCGTGACCTTGTTGCCGTCCTGGTCGACCGGCCCGGTGTAGCCGGACTGGCGCAGCGCCTTGAGCTTCGGGTACGAGGCGTCAGACTTCGGGGTACCGCTCATCGGATTGCTCCCTTCGCTGGTCCGCCACCGTGGCGGCCACCGCGAACACCCGGACGATGCGGCCGGGCGCTGCGGAAGCCGTCACGACTGCGGCTCGTCCACCGTGGGTCGGGTGAGGAAGCTGGCCACGTGGCAGGCCAGGCTGAGGACACCGGTCAGCGCGAACGCGACCTTGACCGGCATGGACGCCTCGCCGGTGACCAGGATGAAGATCGCCAAGCCGGCGAGGACGAGCCCCAGGGCGCGGGCTATCCGGTTGAACGCGGTGCTCATGATGGCGCTCCTTTGCTCGCACCGGTCAGCACCGGCACGTGGTTGTTGATCTCCACACCAGTTGGTGTGTTGATCACTTCGGGGGTGCTGGTCGTTGGCGGCACGATGGCCGCAAGATGACGCCGCGCGGTGGACTCGGAGATGCCGACCTTCACCGCGACCTCGGTGGGTGTCGCGTCCGGGTTCCGGGCGACGAACTTGGCCACCGCTGGCGCCGACGATGGCGGCAACTTGCGCCCACCACGCCGCCGCCGAGGTGCACCAGCCGGAACATCGGTGCCACCTGCCGACCGTCCGGACTCGGACAGTTCGCTGGGCAATTCGAGCGCGGCGGCGAGAGCGGCCTGTGCGGCTTTCGCCATGGTGAGCGGGTCGACCTCTGGCGCCTCGGTTTCTGTGTCATCTGAGACGACCTCACCGGCCCGGCGACGGCTCGTACCGATCAAGGCGCTCGTCGCCATCACCATCAGCCCGTCGACCGCCAGCGGCCCGATCGTGGCCGTTAGCGGATCCTCGGCGTAGAACGCCAGCAGGCCCGACATGTGCCGGTACGACACGACCGCGGCGACGATCGCCACCGGCAGCAGGCCCAAGAACCGGGCCACCACCCACCGCTTGCCCGTGGGCCACCCGGTGCGGGCGAAGATCTCCACCGCGACCAGCAGAGCCACCGGCCAGAACACCGCGCTGCCGACCGCACCCCGTTCCGGTACCCACCCGGCCAGCGCGCCTACGGGCGGCACGTACGAGTGGGCAATGTTCGCGGCGATCGACACCGCGCCGCCGAGGAGCGCACCCGTGTACGCCCAACCCCGACCCATACCTGGCCTCACCGGCTGATCCCCTTCCGAATGGTCTTCGCGGTGTCGTTGGCGTGGCTGTAGACCGACCGGGGCGCCACCATCGCGACGACCCACACGACGAGCACCAGGCCCACCGCCGCGCCGTCCAAGGCCGCCAGCAGCAGCCACCCACCTTGCGACCAGATGACCCCCTGGCTGCCGGCGGCGAACCCGGCAATGGAGCCCACAGACGCCACCCGGCGGGTCCGGGGCGAGTAGTCCCGGCCCCGCGACCGGCGTGCCGAAACGAGTTCACGGCTCACGACGTCGCCCCGTTCCGGCAACGCCGGCAGCAGCAGTGCTCCGGGGTCGCTGGACGGCCGCACGCGTCGCACCGGTCACTGCGGACCCGGCCACGCAGGACCGACCGCAGCAGGGCACCTAGGCGCCTCACTGGGCACCGTCCCCGGGGTTGTCCCGGATCACCTTGCTAACCCGCACCGGCTCGCCGGCCCGGTACACCGACTGCTGCAACGGCCGGTCCGCCGCTGTCCAGATCCACACCATCTCGGCGGGGTCGTCGACCTGCTCGGGCCAGACCCGAGTCACAACCGACCAGCCGTGGCCGTGGACCACGATCCGGTCGGTAACCTCGATTTCAGCGGCCGTGATCGTTTTGGCCGACTTGATCCGGGTCGGGTTTGCCGGCGGCGGCACCACGGTCAGTTCTTCGCGCAGCTCGGCGCGGGCATACACCTCGACCACGCCAAGCGGCTCGCCAGTGGCAGGCCGCGGCGGGGACACGGTCCCGAGGTTCAGGACCAGGCCCACGGCCTCGATCGCCTCGGCGCACTCCTCGTGGGAGCCGATGATCCGGATCTTCATCGGGCCACCGCCGCACGCTCGTGACGGGCCAGCGCCCGCACCACGTACACCAGGGCGGCCACGACGATCACGAAGGCGTAGACCCAACCTTGGCGGTCGGCGCTGACGAGCGCCGCCGACAGGGCATGGCCGGCACCGGCATGGTTCAGCGCCGCCGTGAACAGCACCAGCAGGACGACGATCAGCGTCTTCACGACCGCTCACCACCCTCCGGCGAGTCCGGACGGCGAACCGGGATGCCCTCCACATGCGGCGGCACCGGCTCACCCGTCACCGCGTCATCCCGGCCGGCGAACACGCCCAGACCAGCCGGACGCGCATCCTCCGGAAACCACACCGCCAGCAGCACCGAATCCACCGCACGGGCCGTCAGGAACGCCTGCCGCAGCGACAGCACCAACACGTCCGTCGGCTCCACGCTCGGCGCGTCCTCGCCCGCGTCGTGATACCCGGCGACGTGCATCACGGCCACGTCCGGCCAGCCCGGCGCGTCGGCCCGCTCCGCCACCGACACCCGCACCTCGAACGGGTCGCCCTCACGCGGCTGGACGACCTGCCACGCCGACCGGTGGGCACCCCGGTTCGGCCCGGTGACACTGCACCGTGCCCGGTCACACCACACGGGATGACGGACGTTCATGCCGCCACCTCCGCCGGCTCTTCGGTGGAGTAGTAGAGCAGCACCTCGACGCCATGCCACATCCCGGAAAGGACGCGGCTCGCCCTGCGCTCCGACGGCCAGGCGCGCAGCGGCCTAGCCAGCTCCTCGGCACCGAGGCGCAGCGCCTTGGCCCACTTGTCTTGGTCGGCCGTCGAAGCGGTAGTGATCACGGGGCCGCGGGCGGTCACCGTCACGCTCCGCGGCTCAGGCAGGCCACAGCGGGCGATCGCCTCGGCCACGGCGAACAGCATCACGCTCATCGAGGTCATGCGGCACCACCGAGGAGCAGGCGCCTAGACCTGCGGACAGCGACCTCGCGGGCCGTGGCCAACATCAACGCCGTAGCGCGCCGCTGGTCCAGGCGCTCCGCGACGACCCGGCCGCCGTCCTTCGCGACCATCCAGCCCGTCGGGGTCCGCAACGCCACCGCCAGCACACCGGCACGCGGCTGATCCACGTCGTGGGCGGCGTACGCCCGGTCCTTCACCAGCGTCTTCTTCAGCAGCACGGTCATGCCGCACCGCCCTCGGACAGGCCGGCGATCCCGTGGGCGATGGCCGACTCGATCGGCGCCACGGTGGTGTCGTTGACCGGCGCCGGATGCGGGCTGCCACGGTCCTCCACGCACCGGTCGATGGCCGTCTCGGTGAGCCGGTCCAGGACCTCGAAGAACGCGGCCACCTGCGAGGGGTACAGCGGGTCGGAGCCCATCTGCATCCGGTGCTGCGCGGCCTCGCGCATGCCCCGCACGAACGCTTCGGCGAGCACCTCGTCCATGGCGTACGCGACCCGGGTGGCGTGAACGATGCCGATCGCCAGGTCAATGTCGTCGATGAACGTCGCCGCGAACTCGCGGCCGTTGTGGCCGGCGATCGCCTTCGCGGCAGGGGACGGACCGGGCTCGGTGGGCTCGTCGATGTAGGCGCTGACCACGTCGCGGCGGGGCTCCTCGGCGGCACACACCAGCTGGGCGGGTTCGCCGTACACGGCCGACAGGTAGATGGTGCCCGGCGACTTCAAGATGGCGGCCAGGTCCAGGGTCGCGCCGTCGAAGTGGATGGGTGTCGTGGGTGCCGCTTTGGGCACCGAATCGGGGAGGATGTGCATCGGGTCCTGACCTTTCACGGAAGGTTCTGGATCAAGGCCCTCAGCTGGAGTTCCCGCTCCGCTGGGGGCCGCTTTTTAGTTGGTCAACTACAGATGGTTACCGGAGTAGGTTTTCGGCTGTCGTGGTGGCAATGGTGACACAAGGACGCTAGTCTGTCCACCATGTTGAGCGACTTCTACGGCAGGAAATCGTCCAAGGACGAAGGTCGTTCCGTCGCGTCCCAGGAAGCAGAGTGGCGAGCCGACTGCACCGAGCAGAACTTCAAGACCGGCCGCGCGTTCGCCGACCCGGACAAGTCCGCCAGCCGCTACGCCAAGCAGCCCCGCCCCGACTTCGAAGCGCTGGTCGAGCACATCCGGTCCGGGCAGTGCGAAATGCTGACCATCTGGGAGTGCTCGCGCGGGTCGAGGAAGCTCGGCGAGTGGATCGAGTTCCTTGACCTCTGCCTTGAGCAGAAGACGCTGATCCGCGTCCTCAACGACGAGCGCACCTACGACATGAGTAAGGATTCCGACTACAGCACCCTGGCCACCGCCGGGGTCAAGAGCCGGTCCGAGTCCGAGATCATCTCCAAGCGCACCCTGCGGGGCAAGCGCGCCGCCGCCGTTGCCGAGGGTGGCGGGCGCCCAGCCGGGAAGCTCGTCTACGGGTTCCTGCGCGAGTACGACGAGCGCGGCAACTTCCTGCGCCAGTACGAGCACCCCGAGCAAGGGCCGGTGGTCCGCGAGATCGTCTCGCTGGTCGCCGCCCCTGTGCCCCTGAGGGAGATCGCCCGCAGGCTCAACACCCGCGGCTTCACCACCGCACAGGGCCACGCCTGGACTGCCGAGCAGGTTCGCGACACCGCCATCAACCCGGGTTACGCCGGCCTGCGCGTCGACCGGGGAAAGATCGTCGGTCCAGCGTGCTGGGACCCGATCGTGGACGTCGCCGAATGGAAGACAGCGCATGCCCTGCTGACCGATCCGAAGCGGCGGAAAGGCAACGACCCGAGGCTCGCCAACTGGTTGACCGGTGCCGTCTCCTGCGGTGTCTGCGACAAGCCACTGCACAGCGCGAAGCGGGGGACCGGGGTTCGCATCTACCGATGCCTGAGTTGCCTGCGCTGCTCGGCGTCCGCCGCTGGTATGGAAGCCGTGGTTGAGACGCAGTTGCTGGCCCGCATGCGGCGGATCGACGCCAAGGAGTTGTTCCTGCCCCGGGTCGACGACGAAGCGCTCCGGCTTGCCGAGAAGGAAGAGACCGACCTGCGGAAGCATCTCCAGGAGCACTACGACCTACCTCCCGGACAGTTGTCTGCGACGGGGCTGGCAGCGATTGAGGCGAAGCTCCTGCCGCAGATCGCCGAGGCCGAGGCGAAGGTGAAGCGCCTGTCCCTGCCCCCTGTACTGGCCGAGCTGGCGGATGTTGACGTGGTGGCCGAGTGGGACAACCTGGCCATCCACGTTCGGCGGGAGTTGGCGCGGACGCTGGCGACCCTGATCCTGGACCCGGCGGTCTCGACCCCGCCGCGCTTCGACCGCCGTCGGCTGGGCCGCTCGCGCTGGGCCGGCGACGACCTCACGTGGGCCGCGCATTGGGCCGGGGTCGCGCCTGCTTCTCGGCCTCATTCAATCGATACTTGAGCACCTCAATTTGTCCGGCGAGAGACTGAATATGCATGTACGCCTGCTCGCGCTCGGCGGCCAGTGTGGCGATCTCGTCTTCCGCCCGGGTGACAAACCGATCGACCTGCCGCTTGTCGTAGCCACGAAGAGCGGTGGCGAAACCTATCGGGTCGCTAATCCCAAAATCAGGCGAATCAGGGAGCCGGGGCTCTGGGGCGTCGATCTGCCCGGGTCGTCGACCTTTCAGCCCACCCTTAGGCTCGATGATCTCCTTCAAGCGTGCCCGCGCTACCAGCATTTCTGTATCGAGCGTATCCAATATCGTGTTTATAGCCTTGCCCTGGCGGACCAAGTCGTCGCGCCAGTCCTGGAGCCCCTCCTCGGTCGACGGCGAGGTCGCGACCATCCGAAGCCTCGCATATGTGCCCTTGCCAAACTGGGTGTCCACCTGGCGTTCAAGCCGGGCCGCGAACCGCCGATAGTTGTGCTCACCCGGCGGCTCGATAATTTCTGGAACGAACATGGAAATGAAGGCCTCCATGAATGACCTGGTGTGCGGAACGGATTCGGCGAATACGAGTTCGTAGCCGACGGATGGCCCACCATCCTCCGCCGGCAAGAATTCGTCCGGCGGTAGCAATAGGCCGAGGATCGGAACCCGGAGCGCCAACGAAAGCGCGAGCAAATCGTCAGCGTCGAACTGTCGGATGCGTTTGCCGTCCCACCCTCGTTCGGCGGCACTGACCGTTGCCTTCGACCACGGACGACCGGTCAACTCCGCCAGCATCGTGCCCAATTGCTCCTGGGTATACCCAAGCGCTCGACGCCAGTGTCCGACGTTATAGGCCACGAACTGGTTGAGCGTGTAGCTCGACCTGTTGGGGGGCTCAGCGGGCTGCCGCTCCTCGATGGCCGGCGTCGGGTCTGTCATGGATGCACTGTAGCCAGTGAGTCAACACTAGTCCAGACTTGCCGCGCCACGGTGGCAGGTTTGTTGACTCAGTGGTCATGGTCGTGCGATCGTGTCACGGTGTTGACCGAGATCGTCGAGTCAAGTACGGCGTTGACCGTCAAGGGCAGTGCAGTGTTGGCGAGCCACACGACATCACCCCTGCGTACGGTGCGCCTTGCCCAAGGCTTGTCCCTGAGACAAACCGCCGCACGTGCCGGCATTGACCCAGCGCACCTATCGCGCGTCGAACGGGGCGAGCGGGTGCTCAGCCTCGACGCGATGCACCGCCTCGCCGTGGTGCTCAAGCTGGAGATGCTTGCGTCGATGCTGCGGCTTTACCTGCCAGACCAGGACGCGCTGTGAAGGACACCGCCCAGGTCGACGACGACTGGGCCGAGCGCGCTGCCGCTGCCGCCCCGCCGCTGACCACTGAGCTGCGCGAAAAGATCCGCCGGCTCCTCGCCACCAACAAGGCGTACGAGCCACGTCCCGAGCCGCGATGCCGGCCACGGGGCTCCACCCACACGACCGTCCGGGCCACCTGAGGTCCAGACGCAGAACGCCCCGGTCGCTGCTCGACCGGGGACGTCCATCAAGTAAGGAGTACCTACGCAGCGATGAATCTACCATCGAGCGGCGACAAGAAGCCGACTGGCGGCGCGTTCGCGATCGGCTACGACGTCGCCCAGCCCGGCTGCGGCACCTGCGAGGCCGGCGAGATCGGCGCCGTCTACATCGAGGTCAACGGCGACCCGCAGTGCGGCGACTGCTGGGAAAACTCCGGCAGCCTCGACCTTCCAGCCCTGCGCACCGTCCGCTACCTCGCCAACGCTCTCGACGACATCGACTCGGCCCTGTTCCACGCCCCGGAAGGCATGGGCGGCTGGATGCTGTCCGCCGCCCTCGACACCGTCATGTTCAGCGGCGCCGAGCGGGTCGAGGCCGGCCGCGACGGCCCGATGCCCGATGCCGACTTCGTTGACGAACTCATCCGCCGCCGCCCCGACTCGATGGACCGCGAGGACCTGTGGCGGCTCGTCGGCCTGCTCGCCCCGGACCTGACCGCCGAGGACACCACGCGGATGGCCGCCGCCGCAGAGGCCCGGCACGTCCAGGCCACCACCCAGATCGTGGCGATGGATGCCGCGCTCCTCGTGATGGCCAGGGCCGGCGCCGGACCGGGTAGCCCGATCACGGTCGGGGAAGCGGTGGAGAAGGTCGGGATCGACTTCGACCGGTTCCAGGCCACCCTGACCACGGTGTGCGCGGAGCTTGGCGTCGGGCCGCGTGACCTGCCGCCGGACGTGGTCAACGACGTCATCGCGACCTCCCGGAAGGAGGTCGCCGTTGACCCGGACGCGCCGCTGGACCCGGCCGCGTTCTTGAGGGCGAAGGGCCTCGACGAGGCGCGGATCGCCGAGATCCTGCCGGACTTTGAGGAGAAGGTTCGGCAGGCGTACGTGCGGGAGCACGGGCATGAGCCGCCCACTGAGGTTCGTGAAGGACCTCAGTCGCGGCACGGCGAGGCGACCCGGTGAGCGACACGTACCTGCTTGTCGGTGACCGGGGTGAGCCGCTCGGCATGATCGACATGGGCCGGGTCACCGACCTGGGCACCGCGCTGGCGTTCGAGTTGGCGGCGGTCTGCGACGACCCGGCCGCCATGCACCGGGTCCAGGCCGCGATGCTCGCCCACGTCGGCGTAAGGACGTTCGGCTACGTGGCCGCGTGCGCGTTGCGGCAGCTCGCCGAGCACATCCTCTCGCCCAGCCTCGACGTCGCTACGGCTCACGGCACCGACCTGCGGCCCGGGATCCGGGCCATCGCCGACGGGCGGGAGCCGTGAACGAATCATCGGCCCGGATTACCGCCGGCCAAAGCGGGAACCGGACCACGGACGCAAGGCAGATGTTTAAACCCACTCGCCGCGCTGTATTGCAAATGGCGCGACATTGAGCAGCCCGACTGGACCGGTTCGCAGGCCGACCGGAACCCGGAACCGCCACCGCCGAAGGGACCTTGCCATGACCAGCACCACAGCAGCACCGAAGCTGGAGCTGTTGACCGACGGGCCCAACGACCTGGACTCGCTACTCGACCGCGCGGCCCGCGACCTGCACCGCAACATGCGCGCCGGCTACACCCCAGGGTTCGAGCGGGACCTGAAGGACTACCTGCTCGGCGCGTACCTCGCAAACGACGAGACCAACCAGCGCGTCACCAGCGGCCTGGAAACGCTGATCGAGACCCGGATGCACCGGTTCATCCTCGTCGACTGCCTGCTCGACGAGGACGACGCGGCCAGCTATGCCACCACCGCGGCGATGGGCGACATGCTGCTCGCCGCGATCCGCGCCCAGTCACGGGAGTACGAGGCGCTCGAACAGCTCGTGCTTGACGAGATCTGCGATCGCTCCCGCATGGAGTCTGTCGTCCAGGTCGTCGACCGGTCGCATGTGGACGCCGTCATCGGAGAGAACGACTGGCCGCCGGTCGCGCAGCCCGGAACCGGAGGGTGTTAGCAGGTCAGCCCCGGCGCGGGTACCGAACCGGACTTATCCGGTCAACACATACACAAACGTCTATAATTAGCCCTGAGACTGGAGCCGGCCGGCACACCCGCGTTCACGTCGCGGCAGGGCACAGGGCCACACAACACGAAGAAGGCGGGGGCGCCATGAACGAGCTCCACAAGGAAGTGCGTACCGCCGTACAAGCCTGGTACCGCGCCGGGATGGCCGTCGTGCCAGTCCGCGCCGACGGGTCGAAATGCCCGGCCGTCGCGTGGAAGGGATACACCCGAACCCGGCCCACGTGGGAACAGACCTGCCGCTGGTATCGCGGCGACCAGCACGGGCTCGGGCTCATCTGCGGCGCCGTCTCCGGTGGCCTGGAACTCCTCGAAGTCGAAGGTCGCGCCATCGCCGACGGAGCCCGCGACCGGCTGCTCCCCGCCATCCGGCAGGCCGGCCTCGCCGACACCTGGCACCGGGTCATCACCTACGCCGAGATCTCCCCAGCTGGCGGGTGGCACGCGCTGTACCAGATCACCGGCGGACCGGTCCCGGGCAACACGAAGGTCGCCTCCAGGTTCGCCCGGCCCGACGAGCTGACCGAGCAGGAGCGCCAGGTCCTCGCGCAGCACCCGGGCAAACAGTTCCTCCGGGTCCTGGCGGAGACCCGGGGTGAGGGCGGCTTCGTCGTCGTCGCACCCTCCGGCGGACCTACCCATCCGACCGGGCGGCCGTGGGTGCTCGGCCGCAACGCCCAGCCCGGGGTCGTCGCCACCCTCGACCGGGCCGAGCGGGACGCCATCGTGGCCGTGTTCGCCGAGGTGCTCGACGAGCGTCCCCAGCCCGAGGTGGTGCCCCGGCCACGGCGGCCGGCTGGCCCAGCACTCGCCGGGGAACGCCCAGGGGACGCGTGGGCTAGGCAGACCGACTGGACGGACATCCTCGAACCCCACGGCTGGACGCGGGCATTCCAGCGCGGCCAGCAGATCTTCTGGCGTAGGCCCGGCAAGGAGCCCGGCGAGGGCCACGGCTGGTCTGCGCGGACCGGCGGCGAGCACGACACCCTGTACGTGTGGTCGACGTCGACCGAGTTCCCGGCCGAGGAGACGATCACCAAGTTGCGGGCGCTCGCGATCCTGGCCCACCGGGGCGACGACCGGGCCGCTGCCGCCGAGCTGCGCCGGCTCGGCTACGGCGACCCGCTACCCGATCTGCCCGGTGACGACGTGTGGGCGACCGCGACCCGGACCCGGCCCATCCGGAGGGCCGCGTGACCGACCAGACCAAGCCCGCCCTTCTCCTCGTCAACGGCGAGGGGCAGACCGAATCGCAGCGCGCTCGCATGGCACGCGAGACGCACGAGCGGTTCCTGGCCAAGCAGGCGACGCTGGCCAAGAAGGAGAAGGCGGCCGAGGAGCGCCGTGCGGAACTCAGGGCACGCAGCGAGCTGGTAGCCGGCCGCGGACTACCCTCCATTCACCTCAGCACTGACCCGGACTCGATCCGATCAATCGCCAAGGCAGTCGACACCGGCTCGATCCCCGACACCTACGTGCGGGCGGGGGCGGTCGTAGTCGTGGAAACCCCATCCGGGGCCATCGACAGCGGCGACGAGCCCATTCAGACCATCGTCGTCGTCGACCCGACCCGGCTCGCCCGCATGCTGGCCGACCACACCTTCACCTACGAGATGCGGCGGGAGAAGCTACCCGACGGCGCCGAGGCGCTCGTAGAGGTCGAGACGACACCTAAGGCGCACGTGTCGGCATCCGCGCTCGCAGCGACCAACTGGCCCAACCTGCGCCCACTGAGGGGAATCGTCACGGCGCCAGTGTTTCGGCCGGACGGAACCTTGGTTCAGAGCCCCGGATACGACGACACGACCGGGCTGATCTACTCGCCGAAGTTGTCGCTCGCCGAGGTGCCGGAACGGCCCAGCGCGGAGGAGGTGGCGAACGCCCGCACGTTCATCCTGGAGTCGCTGCTCGGCGATTTCCCGTGGGTCGGGCCGAGCAAAGCCAACTACGTAGGGATGCTGGTAACTCCATTGCTGCGGACGTACCTCGGCGGCGTGCCAGTACCGCTCGCCGCGGTCGACGCCACCTCGCCCGCAACAGGGAAGTCGCTCCTTCCGCAGATCATGATCAGTATCTACTCCGGATACACCCGCCCTTGGGTCGGCGACGACGCCGAGCTTCGCAAGGCCATCACAGCCACGCTCGTCGACGAGGCCGGCGCGATCGTCTGCCTGGACAACGTCGGGAAGGGTGAGGTCGTCGACCAGCCGACCCTCGCCGCGCTGCTCACCACGAAGGTGTGGTCCGACCGGATCCTCGGCGTCTCGACCAGCGTCCGCGTGCCCAACGACAGGGTCTGGTTCGTCACCGGCAACTCCCTTTCCATCGGCGGCGACATCGCCTCGCGCACTGTCCTGATCCAGCTCGACGCAATGATGCCCGACCCGGCGCTCCGGCCCGTCTCGGAGTTCGCCCTCGGTGACCTGGAGGAGTGGTTGGCCAAGCCCGGCAATCGGGCCACTCTCCTACATC